ACTAGCAAATGTTTCTATATATAATTTTTCTGGCAATGTACTAAAATTACTATGCCATACCTTATTATACATTAGATTTTCAATATTGTCTATGGTAAACTTTCCAATTTCATATATTTTTTCACACCAAGGGGCGTGTAAATCTTCTATAATATATGTTTTACAAAATGGAAACAGGCAAGAAAAAGAAGTTTCCATACTTTCTTGTGAATGCAAACCATCGTCTAGTATAAAATCATATATACCAGTTATATTTTCCAGTATTTCATTTCTTTTAACTTGATTTACGTTTTTTAATACTGTATTTTCTATTGTTGGTATATTACTAATATCCCATCCTTCTATAATTGTTTCTATATTTAACCATTCTCTCCACATTCTTATAGATGCACCATCTTTTATTCCTATTTCTAATACTTTTTTGAATGTGTCTTTTTTTGATTTAAGATGTTGTTCATAAAAATTTAAATAATTATGATAAGTTGCCTTATCTGTATTATATTTTATGCCAAGTTCTTGAAGTGTCATATTAAGTATTTTATTTTATATGGTTATTAATATCTAATATATCATATGTTAATTCGGTGTCTTGATTGGACAATATTGTTTTTAAGTTTTCATTATTTTTTTGATTATAATATGCAGAATTAGAGTCTTTCTGATTTACGTTTCTATAACATCTAGGTATGAAAGGATAAAAGGTGTGCATATCTAGATTATTACAAGCTTGAGCAAAATGTATATCTCCTTCTTGTTCTTCTCTTAAATGTCCAAAATTTTTCCATATTTTATATGTTATTCCGAATTCGAAGCTAGGAACCCAATTTGCATAGTATATTTTATCTATATGATAATATGGAAAATCATATTTTTCTGGAATATATATTGAAGATCCGCTTATTGCAAATGTTTTTGGATGTTTATATACATAATGATTGTACATATATTCATGATATAGTAAAAAATCTTTAGAGACTACACAGTCATCTTCTAAAAATATAATATAGTCACTAAATTTAAAACCAATATCTATCATTGTTTTACATGATTTATATGGGCCATAATTTGTATTTAATATCATTAAATCTATTGATTTAAAATTGTATTCTTTTGAAGTAATATATTTTATAAGTTCTTTTTCTAATATTTTATTTTGTACTATCCAATGATCTCTATGCAAATATGGCATATTATTTGTTGAATCTATACTTATAAATATTTTATATTTATTAGCATTTACACAATTATTTAGAGTATTAAGTAATAAAAACACATCTTTTATTTTAACAAATGTATTAATACAAATTATATTATTATTTATTTTCATATCAGTTCTTTGATAATTTTACCACTATTGGCTATTTTCATTGGCCTTCCGTTTTTAGAAGTGAATGTTGTTTCTAGTGATATGTCAAGACTTTTAAGAACTGTCGCCATCAAATCTTCAGATGAATATGCTTCGCTGATTACTTTCTTTCCATCTTCACTAGTTTCGCCAACTACTATTCCTTTATTTAGTTTGCCGCCACCAACAACCGCACTCCAACTTCTTGCCCAATGATCTCTTCCGGCATTTTTATTTATGTCTGGAGTTCTACCAAATTCGCCCATCCATATTATATTTGTGCTTTCGTATAAGCCCCTATCCATTAAATCTTCAATCAATGCACTCATCCCAACATCCATTTGAGATAACTTATCTGGTAATGCTGTAAAAATATCCATGTGATTATCCCATCCACCAAATTCTACTTCTATAAATGGAACACCAATTTCCACTAACCTTCTTGCCATTAGGCATCCCTTACCAAAAGAAGTATTACCATATCGTTCACGTATATTTTGTGGTTCCTTGCTAATTTTAAATACTTCAGTATATGGACCAAGCATTAGATCAACAGTTTTATTTAACATTTTCGCGTGGCTATCAGCAACTTCTCCACGTTTTTCTTGTATGAATTTATTTTCTATAATCGCCAAGAAATCTAATCTATTTTGTAATATTTGTCGATCTATACTAGATTGTATATTTCTAATTGTCCCATTATAATCAACAACTAGTGGGGCATATGTAGCACCAAGAAATCCCGGCCCAATACTTGTACCACCAATACTAATAAATGGTGGTATTCCTATTTGTGAAATTGTATTTTTAAGTAATTCGTGGGATATTACAGAACCATAACTTGGATGTTCTATATTTGGATTAGGAACATATCCAGTATGCATATAATATCTACCTCTACCATGATCCGCCTCTCTTGTACTCATACTACGAATAATACTAAGATTATCCATCATCTTAGATAATAATGGAAGATGTTCACATATTTGTATGCCATCTACATTTGTATTTATTGGTTTAAAAGCACCAGCACTGGCACTATCTGGCTTTAAGTCCCAAATATCTATCGTACTTGGACCACCACTCATCCACAATAATATTGTGCTTTTGTTTTCTTTTTTCAGCTTATTTACATTTGCTAATATAGAATTTTGAAATAATAGAGAAGACGATGATAATGCGGCAAATCCGCCAGCGTGTGATATAAAATCTCTTCTATTCATAATTTTATCCTGTGAAAATGGATGCGGCGGGAATCGAACCCGCGTCCTAGCATTATTTTATTATACCTTCTACAAGTTTATTTTGTTCATAAATTCTTGAGAAAGACTACAGAACAAACAACATTTATCTTTCCGCACCAACAAAGTCTTAATCTAGAATCCGTTGGCTATTCTAGATGCAGAAGGATTTAACGACGATTCTTTGGACGCTACCCTCATCGCTTCCTAAAATCGTTGCTACTTTCTCAAGCAGCAAGGGCTAACTGTGTTACGCCAGTTAAAGCGTTTAGTATGGTTTTAAAGTAGCCTCCATACCACCTACTACTTGCTAAGTATAATTCAATGAATGTAGTCGAAACCTTTACGCACCCCTTTTGTTGTTTGTCCAATTTACATAATTATCTATCTGTTTTCTTAAATTATCTGATATTCCAGATCTATCAATTGATCTATGTTCGTGTGGATTTCTAATATTTTTAATAAATATTAATTCATATGGATTTAAATCTATTCCATAATAATTATTTGGTATTTCATAACATGTAAGATCTGAATTACTCCATATAAAAGAATGCCAGTTTTTAGGATTATTTATATCTACATTTTTAAATAATGTTAATAATGATCCTATTTTAAATCCAGCCTGTAGTACCGTATATGATAGCAATCTTTCAAAATATATACAAGTATCCTTATCTAGATTATCATACTTATTTAATAGATCTGTAAACAATTGTATGGTATTTTTATTTAATCCAAACATATACGTATGCACGAATGGATTATGTGTGAAATATTTATGTCTTGGTGGCATCTCTATAACTGGCCCAACCAAATCATACTCATTAAGTATAGAATTAAGATATTCATACCAATAATTCTTACAATATACTGGTAAAAATGGTCCTATACAACTACTATTTATAAAATATATATAACTATAATCTGAATAATCTATTTTCTTTAGTAGAGTTTTATAACTTGGAAAATCAAGTGCATTTTCTTGACCATGAATGTTGATAAAATTTGGTATATCTAGAGTATGTTTATGGTCATTTATAATAAGATGATAATCGGCGTTTACATTGTTATGTGATCCATGTTTTAGAAAAAATGATAAATTTTTTTTTGTATCCTCATTTTCTTTATATAAGTAAACTATTAGTGTTTTCATGATAGCCCCAGCAAGAATCGAACTTGCATCTAGAGATTAGAAGTCACTTATTCTATCCATTGAACTATGGGGCCAAAGGATCATGCTTTATAGTACCTTTCACAACGCTGAATAAACTTTGGAAGAATCTTTCGTAGATCCCGTGGCATATGTTCTATAATATCCGTTACAAATGATGCCCTACCAAGAGCAATACGAAGACCAAGGCTTTTACAAAATCTATCACACTTTGAACAGAATGAGTATCCAACATTGTATCCACCCTCATGCATTTTCGTTGCAACAAGAACTCCCTTGGGTTCACCATTCTTATCACGAAGATAACTAATCAAAGTATACTTAGGAATATCGACGTTGTTCATTGTTTTCTCCAATTAAATAATATCAGCTTCCATAAAGTCCATATCAAGATTGAGTTCGTCCCAATCATCTTGTGTAACATTTCCAACTACCAAATAGTTATCATCATCAGACATATTGTAGTCGATATAAAAATCTTCAGACTTTGATGACTTCATCTGGTTAAGATCAATAACTAGGTCTTGTGCTTCTTTATGACCAATTACATTACTAAAACAATTAATCATTATTTTACCTCTTTGTGCTTGTAGATAAATGATCTTTTGCCTCTTCAATACTTTGAGTAACCTGTTCTATTAGACTTGATAAACGCTCTTCGTCTTCACAGTCCATATCTCCATGTTCCAATTCAAGAACAAGACCTTCTAAATATTCTTCTGACCAACATATTAAATCAGTGATAATTTTCTTGGTTTTTTGATTCATTTCATTACTCCAGTGTGTCATACATGGTAGTATACAACGGTTATCGGTACTTGTCAAGTTTTTCTTTAGCGGAATCTGAGGGATTCGAACCCCCGGACCTATAATTGGTCGCCGGTTTAGTAAACCGGTGCATTAAACCACTCTGCCAAGATTCCAAGCACACAGGGTAGGAGTCGAACCTACACAGAGCAAATTAACAGTTTGCGGCACTACCATTATGCTACCTGTGTAAAATACTATTCTGGATAATTACAAAATTCTAAACCAACATATCTTGCATTTTTTGTTTGTCTCATAAAAGTCCTATTTCTATGACAATTGCAGCATACAACTTCACACTTATCTATCTCTTCTTTTATTTTTTCTATATCAATAGTGCTATTTCTGAATTCAGATATAGTAAAATTTTTATTCCCAAGATGATCGAATTCTAGCATCCAATATGGATAATTTTCTTTACAATCACAGCACACTTTATTTGATTTATATTCCTGTAGAAATCTCATCACCTTAGTTCTACACTCATTGGTTCTTTTCTTTGCTTTATCCTTTTGACCTATTCCAAGATGATACGCTATTGTTCCTTTAGAACATCCGACAATTTTTTGTATTTCCCTATATGAACAACCTTTCTCTTTTAATTCTAATATTTGTTCTTTTTTTGTCTTCATGATAACCCTCCTTTGATATATCTATATACACAAAAACTGAGAATTATGTATCGAACCATTAAGTTCCGGGACTACGATTCGAACGTAGAAAAGTTGATCCAAAGTCAACTGTGATACCATTTCACCATCCCGGAAGCCCACAGAGGGAATCGAACCCCCTTCCGATGATTACAAATCAACTGTAATACCATTATACTATGCGGGCGATTGTTAGTACCGCTGGCGAGACTTGAACTCGCAAGCCTATTAGGCGTGGGATTTTAAGTCCCATGTGTATGCCAATTCCACCACAGCGGCGTTTTTCTTATTCTAACATATCATCGTCTACTGTCAACCCACTTCTTGAAAGTTTCTGGATCAGTGTACAAAGGTATTACCGTCGATTGATCTTCATGTTGATTGAAACACGTAGAA